CGCCGGGGATCTCGCGCAGGCCGATGTAGTGGCGTGCGCTCTGCACCCAGTACGGCTCGATCACGGGAAGAAGACCAGCTTGGTGAGGATGCCCGCCATGCCGGCGATGAGCCCGAAGCCGACGCGGCTGACGACGGTGCTGAACCGATCCAGATCCTCGCGGATGCCGCGGTACCGCTCGGCGCAGACAGCCTCGTGCGAGGCGAACTTGATCTCGAGCTCGCGCAACCGGCGGTCATGGGTGTCGCTGGGAGATTTCGTGTCGGTCATCGCGTCCTCCTTACTCGGCGCGTTCGATGGTGATTAGGACATCGGCGGTCGCGGTGAGCGGCGTCCCGCCGGTGCTGTCGGTGACGGTGCATCGGTAGGTCGCGTCGCGGCTGTCGCCTTGCACGAGTCCCGTGGCGGTGAACGTGGTCGTCGCCGCGGTCGGGCTGTCGACCGTGAGGGTGTCGCCCGTGACCTTGCTCCAGCTGTAGGTGTAGGGCGTCACGCCGCCCGTGACGGTGACGGTGGTCGACGCCGTGGTCTGGGTGGAGGCGATGCCGCTCTTGTAGAGGCTGCCGGGCGATGCCGTCGCGGTCATGGCGGCGCGCACGATGCGCACGGTGACATCGACGGTCTTGACGGCGGGCGTGCCGGCGGAGTCGGTCACGGTGCAGCGGAAGGTGGCGTCGTAAGTCGTACCGGAGACGAGGCTTGAGCCGGTGAAGGTGGTCGTGGCCGCCGCCGGGGAGTTCGCCGAGATGGACGTCGAGCCCGCGATACGCGTCCAGGCATAGGTGTAGGGCGTGGTGCCGCCGACTGCCGTGACGGTGGTCGAGGCCGTGGTGATCGACGCGCCGGTGTCGGTCTTGACGATGTTGGACGGCGACGCCGCAACCGTGAGGGCGGACGGCAGCACGCCGACGGCACCGGGGAGGCCAGCGCCCGGGGGTTCGGTCGCGGAGGCCGTTCCAGCCCCGGTCTTCGCGCGGACCCAGTAGTAGCGCGTCGTCGTGTCGGTCTTCACCAGGATGGCGTTCGTGACGTTGCCGCTCCAGACCTTCGTCGCGCTCGAGAACGGGGTCGAGCTCGTGTGCTCGAACACCTCGAAGATGCAGTCGCGCGGCAGCGTCGTCGGAGCCGACCAAGTCAGGTAGATGCTCGACTCGAGGCCGTAGACGGTAAGGTTCGTCGGCGGATCTGGCGTGTAGGTCGACGGCGTCGGGGTCGTGATGGTCAGCGGCTCGATATAGTCGCTGTTGATGGGGTCGCCCCACTGCGCGCTCGTCTCCTCGCGCACCGAGAGGTCGATGAATCCGGCGGGGTCAAAGGTCCAGCCCTCGACGCGCACCTCCTTCGCGTTCCAGCCGAGCTCGGGGATGGTGACGGTGCCGGTCTCGAAGGGTTCGATGTTGTACGCGGAGAGGTTGCAGCGCAGAGTCGCCGCCTGTGCGAGCCGTGACCGGCGGTTTAGGAGGATGGCGTTGCGCTGCGCCTCGAACTCGCTGGTACAGCCGGCAAAGGTCGTGTCAAGCCACGCCTGCTCGCCGTCCTCGGCGATATAGGTCTGGTTGGCGACGGCGCGGAACTCGGTCTGCTGCCAGTTCTGCGTCGGGTCGATGTAGGTGCCGCGGACGCTGTTGTATCGTTGGTTATAGGGGAACGCCGTGACGAGCTTCACGCCGCCTTCGATGAGGTCATCGACGCCGAGGGTGAAGGTGGGGGTGCGCCACGCGCCGGCGTACATCTTCCACTTGCCGCCCGAGTAGTAGCAGACACCCATCATCGCCTGCGCAAGCGCTTCGATGTTGTCCTCGAAGCGGTCGCCGGTGTTGAGGACCATATTGCAGGTGTACCGCTTCTGCGTGGTTCCGGGGACGCTCACGACCTCGTCGCAGATGTCGGCAGCGTCTGCCACCAGCGTCCAGTCGATGCGTGCGGCGTCCTCGCCGAGGCCGAGCCTGTTGTCGGTCAGGTAGTCGGCAAGGCAGAGGGCGGGGTTCGTGCTGTAAGCGTAGGTCGTCGGATCGTCGACGCGCTGGCTGCCGACGCCGCCCGGCTGCGTCGAGTCGAGCCGCGGGTCGTACACCTTCTTTCCCTCGACGAGCACTGTGGTCTCGGGGCGGCCGTTCTTGTAGACCTCCTCGTCGTACTGGAAGGTCATGGCGATGTAGGCCACGCCGCGGCCACGGTGCGAGGTCGTCCACGACGCGAAGGTCGAGGTCAGCTTGTAGTCGCTGGTCTGGCTATCGGTGCCGGTGTAGCGGCGAATCCAGGCACGATTGAGGTAGGTTCCGCCAGTCACCTTGCCGTCGTCGGCGGTGCCGGTCACGGCGCTGATGGAGCCGACGGCCTGGCGGTTGAAGTAGACCGTGCCGAGGCTGTTGCACTCGTGCCCGGCAATCGTGAGCACTTGGTGCAGCATCTCGTTGTTGTTGCCAGAGGTCAGCGGCGGGATGGTGTTCATCCCACTGATCAGCATCTTGCCATAGATGATGCGCCGCGCCTCGATGGTGCCGCTGTACTCGACATCTTGCGCGCGGCGGGAGATTTTCGGCTTGCCGACGAGCAGCTGCGCTGCGACGCTGAGAGCCAAGTTGATGAGCGCGGTGACGGCGAACTTCTTGACCGCCGCCCAGAATGCGGCCTTGGCGGCAGCGACGGCGGCGGCCTTGGCGGCAGCGGCGACGACAAGCGGCGTGGCTGGGGGCATCTCAGACGCTCCAGAAAGCGGCGACGCTCGCGCGCGGGTAGCGCGTGAGGCCGGTGGTGGACATGACGAGCGCGCAGTCGCCGACCCAGATGCCGGCGGCGAGGCCGTGCGGGGTTTCGACGGCGACGATATCGCCGCGCGCGGGGCGGCCGGTCTTGGCCTCGCCCCAAAAGACGGAGACGGCGGGGATCAGGCCGCCGATCTGCTCAAGGTGCGCGGCGGCGCTGCCGTCGCCGCACGAAAGGCCGTCGACCTCGGCGGCCGTGCTGCGGCCGGTCATGGCGTCAGCCACGCGGAAGGCGAAGTGGCAGCAGTTGTCCGTCTGCCAATCGAAGGCGATGGACTTGTGCGCGTCGAGGGTGCGCCACATCTGCTCAAGCCAATCGGGGCGGCGCATCAGTTTCTATCCAGCCGATCTCGGTCGCCACCGGGGCCGGGGCCGGGGCCGGGACGCCCGCCGCCGAAGCCGACATCGCGCTGCCCCCACTTGCCGACGAAGCCTTCGATGGTCGGCAGCAGGTCGAAGAAGCGGTCGCCGGGGAATGCGACCTCTTGGTCGGCGTTGGTGTACCGGGCGACCCGCGGCTCGCGGCGCAGGCGATGCTCGCAGGTCATCGTCAGGGTCGCCTCACCCTTCGAGAGCGTGATGGTCTGCTGGTTGATGCGCCCCTCCCAGATGACCTCGGGGGTGGCTATCAGGCGGCCGGTGTCGGGGTTGATGAAGCCGAGATAGATGGTGACGGGGCGGTTCTGGTAGGGCTCGCCGAGCGCCGGGGTCAGAAGCGCCGAGTCCATGCCAGAGAGCGTCATCGTGACTTGGCGGGCGATGACCTCGATGTTCTCCTCGACCGAGTCGATGGTGCCGAGCTCGCCGATGCCGAGGAACGGCAGGATGTCCGACTCGGTGGTGAGGAGGTCGTTGTTCTCGGCGAGCAAGTTGTCGCCGTCCTCCATAAGCAGGTATTCGATCAGCGACAGGTCGCCGATGCCGTCGTGGACGCGGATGGGGCCGGAGTCGTAGAGGATCTCGACCATCACGACGAGCGTGACGGCGGCCTTGTCAGCCTCTGCGGCGTTCAAGGCCTCGACAAGGCGGCTCACGACGCGATGTCCTCGACCAGGCTGATTTCAAGGTCGGAGCGGGTGCCGGGTGCCGTGTTCCAGCCGACCGACTCGTCGTTGAGCAGGAAGCGCCCCATCGGCGAACGGAACACGACCGGAGCGTTATCGGCGGGGGCGTTGCGCAGCCCGGGCTCGAACATCAGGAAGCCCGCGCCGCTCGAGTTGGAGTCAAGGTCAGCGGTCAAACGCTTGAGCTCGCCGTTGACCTCGACCCAGTCGCCCGCCTTGGCGATCCCGGTGGTCGAGGTCGGCAGGCCGTCGATGTTGATGCCGGTGCCGGTCTGGCTCGCGCCGTTGACCAGCGCGCAGCGAGCGACGGAGGCGTGGGAGAGGAACTGGAAGTCGTTGGCGGCGCGGCCGGTGGCGATGTCGTAGAAGCTGACGTGTGAGGAGGTGCCCGAGGCCGTGAAGGTCTCGAGGACGCGACCGGCCGTGGTACGGGCGGTGCCGTTGCGCAGGTCTGTAGCGCCCTGAGAAGTCCCTGCGGCGGCCTTAAAGTTGACCGCACCCTTGCCCGCCCCGACGATGGCGCGGACGGCATACGGGGCTGTGGTGACCGTGGTGAGGGCTGCCTGGTAGGCGTAACGGTCGGCGGTGACGCCGGTGCGGGTCAGGCGCAGGCCGAAGTGGGAGTCGGCTGAAAGCACGAGCTCGGCGTTGCTCGAGGTCCAGCCGGTCGTGGCCGCGACGGCGGCGTTGTTGGACAGGAGCTCGGCGTTGCTGAAGCTGCCGGCGGCGGTGTAGGCGGGGTCGGTCAGCCAGAGGCGGTTCGACCGCCCGCGCAACGCCGCGATGAGGGCGAGGATGCGGTGCCGGCGCGTCGGGGACGGCGAGCGAAAGAGCAACCGGCACGCCCAGCGGTTGCCAGGGCGGCTCACCGTGCGCACGGCACCGGACAGCGCCGAGGAGAACACCGCCGAGTTGTCGATGATGCTCCACTGCACCTCGGAGGCGACAAGATCCGGCGGCAGGACGAGGTCGGTCATCGGCGTATCCCGTAGCGGCGGTCGAGCTCGTCGAAGATCTTGCGGTTGTTGTCCGCCAAGATGCCCGGCAGAGCCTGCGAGAGCTCCATTGTCGCACCCCGCGCGTCAATGTTGTAGACGGGCGACACGGTCATGCCGCCGCCCGCGCCGTTCGGGATGATGGTGCCGCCGGTGGAGGGCACGAAGAGCTCGGGGCCGCGCTCGCCGACCATGTACGGCGTATTGCCGGTCACCGGGCCGCCCATCGCGCGCGCCTGCAGACCCTGCGCGGCGGCGTTGGCGATGTTGGCGACGATCCCGCTGCCACCCGTGAAGATGTTGAGGAAGCCGAGCAGCAGCTGCCGCGCCATCAGGTCGGCCAGCATCCGGCGGAGGATGTTGACGAAGCCCCGGGCCATGCCCTTCAAGCCCTCGGCGAACGGGTCGAAGAGGAAGTCGGCGAAGGCACCCTGCATCTGCATCGCGGCCTCGGCGGCGAAGTCGGCAAGGGGGCCGGTCTGGGGTCGCAGTCGCTCATCAAGGCCGGCGACGAGGCTGTCGGCCAGACCCTCGCCGAACTCCTGGAAGGTCGGCTCGATGTCCTCGAGCGCCATCATCGCCCAGCGGTCGATATCGTCCTTGGTCTTCTTGGCGCGCTCGCGGGGACTGCCGCCGCCTGCTTTCTTCTTGGCTGCGGGCGTGTTCGCGGCGGCGACCTCGCGGTCGATGCGCGCGCGCTCGGCCTCTGCCTCGGCCTCAGCGAGCCGCTCGACCAGCGCCAGCTGCTGCTTGCGCGCGTTGAGGTCGGCGATAAGCGCCTGGGAGAGCTTTTGCCCCGACTCTCCGGTCATGCCGATGCCGGGCGCGGCAATCGCCCGCTCGAGGTCGCGGATCTGCCCGCGGATGACATCAGCAGCGTCCCGCGCGCCGCCCGCGCCGCCGAAGATGCCCATTCGGATGAGCTCGGAGCGGACGAACTTGAACATCGACGCCGCGCCCTGCAGCGCCTTGGCGAAGCCGCTGATGAGCGTATTGGTGAGGGCGTTGGCAGCCGATACGAGCGCGGGGTCCTTGAGGGTACGGGAAAGGTCATCGAGCGCCTTTCGTCCCTCCTCGGTCTTCTTCGCCGCCTCGGTCAGCTTGCCGAACGCCGACACCAAAGCGCCGCCGGTGAGCAGGCCGAAGGCGAGGTTGATGGCCTTGCCGGTCGCCTTGGCCGTCTTTTCGATGGTCTTCAGCGAGGTCGTGGCTGAACGAATCGCCGCCTGCGTCTTGTCGACGGCGGT